TGCGCCTGGAGATGCGGATAGCACAGCCACGCAGGCCCGCGCATACCCCAGACAGGTGATGAAATCGTCATTCATCGCGCGTCCTCCCGAAGATTGCCGCCGATATGACCGGGCCGAGGACCACGAACGGAGTCGCCAGCAGCCACGCCAGCCACTGCCCGGCCCCCGCATCGCCGACCACGACCGCAACGGCCCCCGCGCCCGTGGCGTAGGCTGGCAGGTCGCCGAGAAGCCAATCCCGGCGCACGCGCGTTGTCGGGGTGCGCAGGTATTGTATGGCCTCCCACACGCCGCCCCATGCGCCTACGGTGGCCGCGACGGCGAGCCATGGCGGAGCGCCGAACGCGAGCGCGCCGAGCGCGGTCCATGCGGCGATCCAGCCGTGCGCGGCTTGCGTTGATGCAACCGCGTAGGGATTCGGGCGGGTGTCGCCGTCGGACGCTCCGAACGCGCCAAAGAGGTCGCGCAGCCTGGCAGCGATCATACCCGCCCCCACCCGGAGACGCCCGGCTCCCCTACGTTTTCCGCTGTGGTCGAGACCCAAGCAAATCCGCCATGAAAGCGCTTTGTTCCGACCGGAAAGCCGCCTTCACCGGGCTGGTCCCAAGCATGAAAGGTTTCCCCATCTTGGAAGTGCCCGCCAATAATGGGGTTTTCGGTGCCAAGCTCCCAGCGTCCGGCGGGCAGGTAGGATTGTGGAAGTGTCGTGCCGAAGGCAAGCACCGCTGCACCAATGCAAACACCGCTGGCGTCGAGTTGATACGCGATAAGTTGAGTCATCTGCGCCACCTCACATATTGGATCGCTGCGCTACCGTTTGAGCCACCGATAGCGGCTCCGGTCCTTCCGCTTCCTCCGCCGCCAGAGCCGGTCCCCGCTGCGCCCGCTGTTGCAGGGGTTGTGTCTCGCCCTCCGTCGCCGCCGACGCCAGACCCACCGGAACCACCAGCCCCGTTCGCTCTGAAGTGACCGCCACCACCCCCGCCCGCGTAGAATGCAGATGTCCCTGTTATTGCGCTCGCAATGCCCGCACCACCTGATCCAGCTAGGCTAGCACCGGCATTTCCACCGACGCCGCCCGCACCACCACCGCCGCCGCCAACCTCATAATTCCCACCGACGCCGCCCGCAAAGCCTACGCCGTCAGAGGCGGTAGAGGAGCCACCAGACCCGCCACCAGAGCCGCCGCCGCCACCAGAGCCGCCATTCAGACCAGCGCCAACGTTGCCTCTACCGCCACCGCCCCCGCCTATGGCCGTAAGATTGACCCCCGACCCAATAAATGTGGAGTTTGATCCAGAAACCCCATCAGAGTTGCCACCGCTGCCAGCACCAAAAGGCCCCACCACGATGTTATATTGCGATCCTGTTACTGTTACTGTCGCTTTTACGAACTCACCACCACCGCCGCCCGCGCCGGGCTGGCCCGCTACGGACCCGCCACCACCACCAGCGCCGCCAATGATTTGAACTTCGATCTCACCGCCTGTGGAGAACGTGAGTGACCCAGACACGGCAAAGGCTGCGAGCGTGTAGTTGACGCCATCGTCAGTGATGTTGGTGACGGTCGCGTTTTCGTCAGATTCGCGGATCGGGAATACGGGCCCCCCCCCGCCCCGCCGCGTGAGGCCCACGCCTAGCCCAAGTGAAAGTCCGCTCATGTTCTTATCCTCCGATGTAAACCCAAGCGCCGCTGAGTCGATAGTAAAGCCCAGCACCATTCGAGCCGTCAAGGCCGGTGCCCGCTGAGGTGGAAAGCACGAGCATACCCTCGTAGATGGGGGAGACTGTTGAGTCGCCCGCCACGGTGCGAATAACCAACTCGGGGGCTGGCGCACTCGACACGGTGAGGGGACCATCGAAGGAGTGCCAGACGCTCAGTGGCGCTTGACCGAGGGAGCGGAGAGTCCCCGGCACAAGGATCGGGTGCCGGAAGCGGACGATATTTGTTGCGGTGTTTTTGAGGAACACGCGGACTCCGGTGTGGCCCGAGCCATTCGTCACGGTTGGCACAACGCAACTTACACTGCGCTGGTGCATTGTGTTTGCGTCGAGGTCGGTAGCGTCACCCATCGGCCATGAGACGATTTCAGTGCCGGTGAGGTCGGCGAGTCCGAAGGTCAAGTTGCTCAGGCGGTTGGTTCCGGCAAGCTCAGCCCAAACTTGCAGAGTCATGATCTGGCCTGCAACAAGGCGCTCTGCCGTTACGTCCACCACGTCAAAATACACTTGGGCTGAGTCCACTAAGGTCACGGCTCCAGCGCTTTGCAGGCCAACGGTTCCTGTGGCGCCGACCTTGACCCAGTTCTCAAGCGTGCCGCCGGAGCGTTGCCCAAAGCGGCGGAGGAGGTTTGCGCCCTCGCTCCCCGGTGTAAAGTTGGTGTTGAAGAACGGCTGCACTTGGAAAGCCCCGCGCGAGCCAATGCCGCCGGGCATTTCACTCGGTATGTATCGCGGGACCAGCTTGACGTTTTGACCTGCGGAGCCAAGCCCGGAAGAGTCCGCCCCGGTGCTGGACCACTTCACGCCAACCCAAGAGTGGATTTGCATTTCGAGGCTGGTTTGACGATTGATGAGACCGCCAAGGTCAAAGCCCGGCTGCATGACGAAAACGCGGTCGATGTTGAAGCACTTGAGCGGTCCGATGCTGCCGCCAATGTCGTTGCCTCGGTTGCTGCCGTGGCCGATGATAACTTGCCCATACGTGCCGTGAGACGCGGGCGGACCCGAGATACTTCCGCCGCCGATCTGCACGTCGCCTGTGTTGTTGATCTCCAGCGGGTTGCGATGGCGCTCCATATGGATCGCGTCGAAAAGCTGATTGGTGCCGTTGTGCGCAAGACGGTTTAGCCCTTCGACCACAGTTTTATACCCGCCAATGCGAATGCCAGTGCCGCGATAGTCGTGGTCGGAGTTGGCATAGCCTGCGTTGAAAGAGTGGATTACTCCAACGCGGAAGTCCACGCACTGAGATGCGAAGTTATACGCTCCCCCGAAGCGATCATTTGACAACGCAAAGGCTGCGGTGCCACCACACCGGCGAGTGAATACGTTGTGGATGAGCGACTTGCCCCATAGTTTGTAGGCGTAGACCCCCCAGCCCGAGGCGTCCTCAACGGACATATCTTTCATCGTGAGACCGCCCGCGCCGCCAACTTCGCTGGCCTCCGGGATGGTGTCGGTTGTCCGCTGCATGAAATTGTGATTGCGCCCGATCCAGAACCCCACTTGGTAAGGGTATTCGAGATAATCCCACAGTTCAATTTGTGCCACGGTGCCCGTGCCGAGCGCGGAGGTGAACCCCTCCCAATGAGTCATGAAGAAGTTCTGCGCAGACGTGGCGGAGTCTGACATGGAAATGCGCGGATTGGCCGGAGATTTCAAGACCGTTTTGGATGAGGCTGAGAGGGAGTTAGTCGTGCCGCCCGCGCCTCTGATCGTGATGCTACCGAGGTAAACCGTGTTCAGGTGGAAGGCAAATCCCCCATCCATGCGGCCTTCTTTGCGGGTCGCGCGGAGGTAATCCGCCCATGCTTGGATCGCTGCGGTGTCGTCGGTCGTGTCATCCCAGCGAGCGCCGAAGGGGTAGGGCGTCGGAACAGCATCATTCAGCCCATACCAATATCCGCCCGCGTCCTGAAACTTGGCGACGTGCGACGGCTCTGTCGCTGAATACAGGTAGTCCGCAGGCCCCACACCTTCGGCAATCTGTCCTCGCACGCTCACAAGGAGCGTGGGGTAAATCGTTGCAAGTTGAGCCGCCGCAATCGTCGCAACGCTCAGATTTGTGGCGGTAATGTCGATATTGTCGCTCGGCGAGCCGGGGAGTTCAACGCCCGCAGCGCTGGTCACGCGGACTTTGAATACACCGCTTGGAAAGAAGATGCCCGCAAACGCGCCAGACGCATCGGCCACGACAGGGTGAGTGTTGGCGACCGTCATGCCGATGTTGCTGAAGGTCGTCACCGGCGTCGTCGTGCCCGCCGTGTAGACGTAAAGCAGCGCGCCGGGCGCTGAAACGCCCTGGCTGTCGTAGGCGCGCATGAAGCCCTCGGGAAGTCGTGCCATTTGCGGCGCTCCAGATATAAAAGCCCGATCAGCGGCGGGCGAAGGGTTGCGGATGGCGTGGGGTGCGCCGATATCTAGCGGATGAACGACATACCCATGACATTCAGCGTAGCGGCGGGCGGAATCATCGCCGCCTTTTTCGTGATTTCAACGCTGTATGGCATTCGCTTTTGCCAGCAAGGGCGATGGCGGCTTGGGCTGTGCATCCTCGTTTGGTCGGTTGGATACGGCGGTTTAATCGTTTCCGCCTCAGTCTGAAGCCGCGCCTTCGGTGATGTTGAGACGCAGCGGCGGATACTCCGGGTAAGCGTTGAAACTTTCGTTCAAAGCGTTGCTTGCCTGAGCGCCGCCCGCACCTGTTACGCCAGCCGTCAGGGCGCTGTTCGAAACCGCGCCCGGCCCTCGAAGCGGAAGCGGTGCAGCAATGCCAGCCGCCTTCAGAGACGCCTTTGCGCTGCCCGCACTCGCCGCTGCAATCCTTGCGCCAATCGCGCCCGCTGGGCCACCCGTGACCATGCCGAGGCTAGTCATTGCGGCCTGCCAAGTGTCTTGCATTAGCCGAGAAATGGCGTATCCGGTGCCGCTCGGGTTGGTTGCCTCACGCGGCGGGATAAGGATATCCATTGCGCGTGAGAATCGGCGCATGGTCATGCGCTCCTCCGCCGAAAACATGACCTTTGAAAGCGCCTCACCCTCGCCGTCGAGGAAATCATTGATGCGCGTTCGCATCTTGGCTGGCGTGAGGGTTGCGCCCTGATCCGTCTGCGCGACGCGCGCCCAAGTGCCGGATCGGATGTTGTTAAAATCAGCCTCGGGAAGCGCGGCCTTGAGGCGCGTCGCAACCCGAACGGACGAACCTTTCGTGCCGACCTTAGTCGCGCCCCAAAGGACGTTCGCCACCTCTTGCGGCGTCACATCGTCCTTAACCATCTTTTCGATCAAGCGGCTTGCGTCGTCCCCGGGCTGCGCCGTGAACGTCTTGCGGAATGCGCTGTATTTACGCCGCGCAATCTTAACCGCCTCTAGAGCCTCGTCGGAGCCGCTGATAAGCGCGCTGTCAACCGTGTCCTGCGTCCAATCGTCAAACGCTCGCTTGATTTCCTTCAACTCGTAAAGCGCCGCGCCGTCCCCTTTCACGCGGTTCAACTTTTGCCGCATGTCCTCGATAGCCTCGAAGGAAACGCCGATTGCGCCATCAGGGCCAGCCTGCGCTTTTTCAACGAGCCTTCGAATATCGGCAACTGCGCCAGTCGCCGCGCTCGTTGGCGCAAACGATGCCCGAGACAGAGCGTCGTCAACGCGCGCGCCAAGGCCCTCGAATGCGTCAACGGAAACGGATGTGCTGCCGATTAGCGGGTTTCGATATGCAGCGTCGACGCCCTCCCTCGCAGCCCTCGCCGCAACCTGCACCGCCTCGCCAGTCTGCCCGGCCAAGTCAAGCGCCGTGCCGTCAGCCCCGCCCAAGCCCCGGCCCAAGCCTTCTGACGCTCGCCGGGTCGCGTCGGTTGCAGCGCTGTCGATGGCCTGCACCGATTGAAGCGCCGACCCGCCGCGCGCCGCATTGCGAGACGCCTCCTCATAAGCGCTCTGCGTCACGTCGCCGGTCGCCTGGCCTCGCGTCAGAGGTATGCCAAACTCGTCAGCCTGCGCCATGCGCGCAACCTCATCCGTCGCGCCGCCCGCCTGCTTCACCCGCGCGGCAAACGCTTGCGCGAACTCGTCGCTAATGGTCGCCGGGTCAATGCCCGCATCATTAAGCGCACGCCGCCCAGCGTCCGTCAGCGCCCCGTTTTGATATAGCGCCGGGCGGCCCAGCACGGCACGCCAGACTCGTTGCGCTGCGATTGCAGCCTCACGCCCGATCACGCCGCCAGCCGCTCCGGTAATCGCACCGACGCCCGCGCCTATCGCCCTGTTCGCGCTGCCCTCGCCATCCGCGAAGCCATACAGCGCGCCGCCGCCTGCGCCCGTGATCGCCGCACGGCCCATCTGCGCGAGCCTAGTCGCGCCTTGCGCAACTGCACCAGTGCCGAGCGTAAGCGCCGCTGAGCCAATGCCGCCAGCCGCTTCGCCGATAAAGTCAAGCGTGCCGTATTCATCTGAAAACTGCTTTTGACGGGCGCGTGTGTCGTTAAGGCTTGCGCTGTATCTCTCGCCAAATGGCCGCTCGTAATTTCCAACGTCGAGCATCCCGCCCGGCCCTTGGCCGATGAGGGCGTCCACCGCCGCTGAAATCTCGTCACCCGCGCCGAACGTGATGCCCTGCGTAACGCTGCCGACAAGCCCCGTGAACACGTTGGACTTCTTCGGGGCTGGTTCAGTGGGCGCTCCACCGTTGGACGTGGACTGGCGAGCGCGTGCAATGTCTACAGGGGCGGGCATACCAAGAAGCTCCTCAGTGATACCCAGGCTAGATGGCGATTGGGCAGGCCGGGCTTGCGGGCGCGCCGGGCCGAGAAGCTCGTCGGTGATGCTGGTTGCTTCAACCATTAGAGGCCAAACTCCTGTTGCATGGCCGCGCGCACTTGTGCGCGGATGGCCGCGGCGTCAGTGTAGCCAGCCGCTTGCACTTGCTGTGTGATTTCCAATTCGCGCTGGCGCATTATTCCGGGAATTTCGTCTAGCTGGGGCGCGCTATCCACAAGATTCCCCCCTTGTATAATTGGCCCGGTATTCCCTTGAGATTTCCAATAATTCAAGCGGACCAGCGAAAGTTTTGCCGACCGAGTAGCCTCCGCAAGTTTAGCGCCAAATTCTGCGGGGCTGTCACCGTCAAAGATACTTGAGCCAGCGTTAGGCATTTCGCCCGCTATCCGGCCCATCTCCTGCTGAGACACAGCCGCACCAGCCAAGGCTTTGATCGTGCGGTTAAGGTCTTTGAGCGCCGCCGCTTTAAACGTAGCGAATCTAGCCACCTCTTGCTGTTCTTCCGGGCTTGCCAAGCCTAACTTGTCTTTCCCCCGCAAAATGGCGTCGTTTAATCGAGTGGGGATCTGTTGATAAGTTTCATCATAAAGCTGCAATGTTCGATTAAGCCTGTCAATTTGCTCAGCAGTGTCAATCGCGCCCTTATCAAGCTGTGTATTTCCAGACGTGCCAAACCCGCCACCGCCGCTTCCGCCCATTTCAAGACTCATAGTGCCGTCAGTATTGGTCTTGACACTCAAGCCTTTTGCCCTCTGGCCTTGGTCAACGACATATCGCCGATACTCGTCAGACCCCGGAGTAAAGCCCGCTTCTATGGCCAGCGCCCGCGCCTTTGCGAGCGGGTCACTTTCAGGCTTCGGCACGTCAGGAGCTTGGCCGGATAAAATCGAAATCAGCACGCCGAGGCCCGCTTGATCCGGCACGTTACGCGGCAGATTGCTGACGTCCATACCGTATTGCTCAACAGCCACGCGCAGGCCCTTTTGATATGCCGCCTCTTGCTGCTCGGGCGGCAAGCGGCTGATTGACGTTAGAATGGCGACTCCTACTTTTTGATTTTGCCTTTTAACGTCGTCGTCCGCAGTCCTTTGAGCCGAAGCCGCCGACCGACCCTGCGCGGCAGTGGCGTTCGCCTGCTGGATTTGCCGCCCCTGCCGATTGTATGCCATGGTCGCGTCAAACTCGGTTACGCCGCGGTCAAAGTCCCGCTGGTCCAAACGATCCTCACGCGAGTTGCCCATTGCGCCAACAGGGTCCAGCATCGCCAGCGCATTGCGTGCGCCGTCGCTGTCAGCGCCGCCGGTCTGGATGGCTTGCGACAGGGCGTTGCGGGCCTGCCCGAGGCGCGCTTGCTCGGTGCGGGCCTCGTCTTGTGCCCGGAACTCGCGCCCTTGCGCCATGCCCTGCGTAAACGCGCCGCCGACGTTCGGGAGAAGAAGCGGAGTGATCGCCATTAGAAGCCCATCCCCATTGCCTGACCCGCCTGCCGCGAGAGGTTATTAAACCCGTTCGTGATGATGTTGCCTTGACCGATGTAGCCAGAGGCGCGGGCGTTGCCTTGGCCGATCAACGTATTGCTGCCGGTGTTTGCAAAATTCTGACCGAAGCCCGCAAGCGAATTTGTCGCCGTCTGCCCGCGCCCAGCGCCCGCCGCGAGCCTGTTCATGAACGTGCCGTATTCGTCCGCGGCCATTCCCTGGCCGTAGCCTTGCAGCGCCTTCATCGTCGCGCCGCTGTTAAGTCCGCCGCGTGCCGCTGCGCTACGCTCGATTGCCTGCCGCCCTTGGGCAACCCGGAACTCATAGCCCGGCGTCGTGTCAAATCCGCCATAATCGAAATTGAGCGCGTTAAACCCGCCGCCACCCGCCGCGCCGCCGCCCGCATCACCGCCCTGCGATTGTGCGTCAATGAAGCCCTGAGCGTCCGCCCGCGTGGAGAAGTTCTGATCGCCGACGGCAAACTGCGACGAAGGCCCCGAAGGAACGAAGGTTCTGCGCATTTGCTCGCCGCCACGGCTGTTCGGCTGAGCCACGTCCTGATAGCTTCCCGCTCCGGGGCGCGCTGCCACTTGGCTTTCGGTGATGGCGAGCGCGTTTTGCCCCGAACCGGCCTGCCCCGCCATGCCCGGCTGCGACGCCATCGGTCGAGGCCCAAGCCCCATCTCATAGTCATACGCCGCTTGACTGCGCGCGCCGCTCTCAAGGAACGGCTGAATGTTCGCCTGCGTGGCGGCAAACTGCTCGCGTTGAAGGTCAAGCGCCGCTTGCGACGATTGAACCTGAGCGTCGGTCGCTTTGCTTTGCGCGTTGCTGGCAAAAAGCCCGCTTACAATCTCGCCTAGACACATGATGGTTCTCCGTATGCGATTTTCTGGCGCGTGAACCCCATGCGCTCAAGGGCCGGACTTTCGCGCGTGGTCGTGAAATGCGTTGTCGCGCCGTTTTCGTGCGCCCACGATTGAAACGCCTTTAGCAGCCGCAATCCGCTGCCATCGGTTGCGTGCCAGAACATCTCCCACGCTTGGCGTTCGCTCGGCGCGCTCCACAGCGGGTGGATAAGCCCGCCAATCATCCCGCCCACGCTTAGGAAAACCGCGCCATTGACCAAGACATGCCGCACGAAGCCGGTGGCGGCGTCAGCGTCAAACGGCGCATTGCTCACCGCCGCGTGGTTGCCGCGACCTAGATCAATGATGCGCGGAATATCCTCAGCCGTGGCGCGTCGGATCATGCGGCGTCGCGCGTCGTCAACATGAGCGTGAGCGTAGCGGCGTCGGAGGCAAGCGCGTAAATCGCGTCGCCGTTTTTCATGCCTACGTTGAACAGCGCGTTAAGGAACACGGTCGCCGCTGCGCCCGATGCGGCCACGCTCAGGGCGTTATAAATCATCGTATCCGCCGCCAAAGCGTCGCCGCTCTTTACGAGATGCACCGTGATCGTTGATGCGCCCCCAGCGCCGCAGACCGAGGCCCCCACAATCTCCTGCGAGTTTGGAGATGTGTAGACCACGCCCGCGCTTGTGCCGGGCTGCATGATCGTTACCGTTTTCGCCATGGCAGGAATCCTTACTGAAGCGGGACGGACCCGAGGGGCGCGCAAGCCCCGAAAAGAGAGACTGACGAGGCCGGGTCACCTGCGCCTTGGAATGACACCTGCGCCGAATGCACGCCTGCGCCTTGGAGTGCGACCGCCGGATGCCCCGAGTGCCCGTATTGAAACGAAACGCCGGGGTTGGTCGCTTGCGTGATGAGCACCGTCGTCGTGGTCAGGCTTGCGCCGCCAACCGCCTGATACAGGTCTTCCAACCAGCGTGCATATTGGCGCGTCGGGTATCCCCTGGCGTCCGAGATTGGCGCATTCAGCGACATGGGCGACGGAACTGAACGGCCCGTCATTGCGACGCCATGTAGTTGACGCCGATCAAGGGCGCGTCAATCGGGTCCGTGATCCGCAGCCGCATCGAGAAATGGTAGGCGCGGCCAAGCCCGTTCACCCATATCTGCCGCGAATATTCGCCGAGATTGCCCATGTCGAACTCCCGTTCACCGTCCCAATTCTGCCCGTCGCGGCTAACCGAAACTTGCAGCTTGGGCGTGCGCGCGAGGTTGGTGCGGCCCTGCCCGAAGCCGATTTTCACCTTGGAGACCGTGACCCAATCGCCGCCGCCGTCAATCGGCAGGCTGATGGCCTCCCGCTCGATAGCCAGCCCGCCGTCGGTTAGACCGCCGAGGGTGTGAACAAAGCCGTCAGTCGCTCCGATAACCTCTCGCCCGTCCCATATCGTGGTGCAGGTGGCAATCCACGGCAAATCACCGATTCCGCTTGACCGCTCGTGCCATAGCCCGCTGGCGAGGTCGTAGATAAGCGACGGCTGCCCGTTGATCCGCACGCAGATGAACTTGTGGCCGCGATCCTCAAGCGAGAACAGCCGCACGTCGTCGGTGTATGCCAGGTTCTTCAGGATCGTCTCAGCGAGCGACGTTGACAGCCGTTGCGGCGAACTGCCGGGGGCGACGCGATAGACCACCCGGTCGTCGCCGACGAACCACACGCCCGCGTCTGACGCGCACACCGCGTTTGCAAAGGCAAGCCCGCGCTCGAACGTGCCGCCGCTGCGCCGGGCGAAAGGAAAGTCCGCGCTGCCCGTGTTGCTCCAAAGCTCAATCGTCCGCGTGCCGAACAGGAACAGGTCTTGGTGATCCACGAAGCCGCGCACGAGTCCATCAGGCCGCGCCTCGGCGCTTGCAAAGTCGGCGGCGTTAATCGTGGTTGCGTCGCTTAGCGCCGACACGCTGAACCGCTGCCCGTCTTGCTCGAACAGGATGATGTATCCCGAGGTCGCGCCGACGCTGCCCACGTCGCTAAATGCGCCCGGCGCTGGCGTGCTTAGCGCGGTTCCGTTCCACACGTAATAGACGCCACCCGCAGCTAACGCTACATCAAGCCCGTTGCCCGCTATCGTGGTTTTGGCGCTGTCGTTAATGTCCCCGAGCGCCGTTGCCGTGCCGCTCGTTGCGATGCTCCACAGCTTGCCGCCCGCCGCCGCATAGAGCGCCGAGGACTGCGCGTAGATAGCCCGCACAGGCCCGCCTAGCTGGTCGCTGAGCGCCGTCAGGCCCGACGATGGCAGGAGCAGCAGCCGCCCCGCGCCACCGTCAGGAAACGGCTCCGCGAACAGGTTGAGCAACCGCTCGCCGCTATGCTCCGGCACGGAGCCGCCGACCGATTGGCGCGCAAATGTGACATACGGCATTAGTCGCCCCCTCGGATATAGCGCAGCGCGGCGTCAAGCTCGGGGTCGCCGCTCGATTCGTCGCCCTGCATTCCGCGCGACGCCGCGCCCGCTCCGACGGCAAGCGGAACGGCGGCACTCAGGTTGGAAAGGTTTTTCAGGCGAGGGTCAAAGCGCGCGAACCGGCTGCGGATGTTGGAGGGGTCCATTATTGAACGCTGATCCGCGACTGATACGCCGTCAAAGCCACGCCGTGAAAGCTCCTCTCCAAAGCCACGGGCCATGTCGTCATCGTAAAGGTTTTTCGCGGCGCTTGCGGCCTCCCGTGCTTCCATCGTGGCGGGTCGATTTGTGGCGACGAGCGGAAGGACTCTGGACGATGGCCGATCGGCGGGAATTTTTGGGTGCGGCTCTCCAGCAAAGACGTTTGCCATACGCGGGTTGTTTGTGGAGTAGATGCCCGGCCCAACCTTCCCTCGCTGGCTTGGCCGCAAGGCTTGAAAGTCAGCGCTCGCCCCCGTCCCATGATAAAGCGGGGTATCCACGTCGAAGCCCATCTCCCTCGCGCGCGCCATCCGCGAAGCCTCGTCCATTGCCATATCCGCGCCAGTCTCGCCGCGCTCATAGGCGTTAAACAGCCGCGCCGGGTCAGCCGCCGCAAGCATATCGTCGGTCACTTCACCGGCGCGACCCTCGCGCAGCATTCGAACCACCGCGTCCGTCGCATCATCCGCAAGCCGGTTCACGCCGCTTACGCTGCCCGGCAAGAACACCGACCCGAGCGCCGCCGCCATTGTGCCGCCCGCCAAAAGCGCGTTGACCGGGTCGCGCGCTTGCATCAGGTCGCCCGAAGCGCGCACCGCGTCCACGAAGTCCTGCCCCGGCGAAATCATCGCCAGTGCGTTGCCCACGCTCGCGCCAAATCGCGACAACTCCGGCCCGGCATAATATCGCGCCGTGTCGGCGACCGGTTCAAGCTGGCGCTCTAGCCAAGCGCTGCGCTGCTGGCCTGTGCTGCTGGCGAGGGCGTTGATTCCTTGAAGCAAGGCGTCAAGGCGGTCCATTAGTAAATCGACCTCTGCCCGGCCCAGTATTGCTGCGGCATAACCTTCAAGCCCTCGTCAACCACCAACGCCGCCTGCACATGATAGCGAGCCATGATCGCCTGCCGCGCGCGCCGCACGTCATTCGGATTCGGATGGCGCACGCCGTAATTCGACGCGACGTGATCCGCCGTCAAATCCGCGATTGCGCCCTCAAATTCTGCTGGCAGGTTGAAGGTGTCCGCTGCCCTTAGCGTGGTGTGCGTCAGGTCAGCGCCGCGCGCCTTGAACCCGTGCATCACTTCGTTCATCGCCACGAGCGTCAACGCCGCGTCTGCGGCCTCCGGCTCCTGCGAAATCGGCGAGACGCCAATCCGCAACAGCGCGCGCCCGACAATTTCCGATGCAAGCGTCATGGGCGCGCCTCCGCAATCGCTGCGCGCAGCCGCGCCGAACCCCACCGCTTGTCAACGTCAACGCCAAGCGCTTCCGCCTCCGCGATAAGCGCCGCCTTTCCGGTTTGGGACGCGACCGGCGCGACCGGCTCCACCACGCCAACGCGCGCCGGGCTATCAACCCACCCGACAGGGACGGACGCAGCGTCGTCAAATATCTCGCCATGCACCACGCCATCGCGCAGCGTGTAGGCCCAGGTTCTCGACATAGCGTCACCTCCGCGCAATTAGAGCGACGGGGCCATTACAGCCCCGCCACAGATTCACGAAAAACCATCACGCAGTAAGGCGGAGCGCCAAATCAGGGTAAATGGCCTTCGTGCCGAAAAGCACGTCCAAGCGGTATTTCCGCTGCAACGTGTTGAAGTCCACCGCTTCGGTGCAGGTGATTGACATGCGATTGCCCGACTTGGTGGAGACCTTGACGCCCGCGCCGCCATCGACGTTCAGCGGACGCGAAACCAACAGGAACGCGTTCTTATGGAACAGGAGCGACTGCTCGTAGGACGCGCCCGCCGTTCCGGTCTTGACCACGATGGCCGCGTTATCAGCGGCGGTTGCACTGACCGTTTGATAAGGCCCGGTGATGATGATCGCGGGCGCGATGCTCAGCGTGCAATCGCCCGCGCCGTCCGAATCCACGTCTGCCAGAACCGTGAAGCATTGCAGGCGCCCGGTCGATTGCTTGCTGATGGGATTGACCGAAAACACGCCCGCAATGGTGATCACGTCGCCCTTCTTCAGCAGGCCAGTGACCGAGGTTGACCACCCGTCCGTGTTGAGCGACTGCGAGTTGGTGGCCTTGCTCGCTGCGTAGGTGACGGCCTGCGACCCGCCATCGACAAGCGGGGTTCCGCCCTGAGCGCCCACGACATGGCGCGGCATGTGCACGCTGGAATAGTGGTCAAAGCCCGCGTAATGACCCGTCGAGACCTTCTCAAGCGCGGTCGTAACCTTGCTGCGCTCCACCTGCACCGCCTTGAGCGAGTCAGCGAGGTAGGCCGCAGTCATTGGCGAATGCACCGCACAGCGCGGGTCAAGCGGGACCGCCATGTCAGTCATGGTCGCGCCAGCCTCAGCCAGCGTGAGGAACGTGGCCGGGCGAGTGCCGGGCGTGCCCCAATAGTTCCACACGCTCGAATACATCGTGGCGATTTCAGTCTCGATGCGGTCGCGCAGCTTGATAACGGCGGATTCAACGATGTTCTGGATCCGGTCGCTGCCGAGGTCCAGCGTCAATTCCTGCGGCGTCAGCGTGAATTTGGCCGTTTCTGTCTTGTTCATCGTGACGGCCACGTTCGCATCTTCAACGTCGGTGTTGAAGGACGAAACGTCGAGGTTATCGCTCTGCGTTGCCATGCGGATCGGACGCCGCACGCTAATGCTGTCGCCAACCGTGCCGCTGAACTCGGACGAATAGTCCATGCTCACGAGCTTGCCGAGGACAAGGGAGTTTTCAAGGTGCATCAGCGCTTCGTTGGCGATGATGGCCGGGGTGAGAATTGCGTTAGCCATTGGGTGTCCTTATTTGCCCTCTCGGAACCTTCGATATTCCGTCGGGGTCATATCGCCCAGCGCCTTGTGGCCGGTTCCCGACGTGGGGTTTACCGGGCGCACAGGTGGCGGGGCATTGGTTGATGTGCGAGCCTTGGGAGCCGAAAGATTGGCCTCAATGCGCCCCAATTCGCGGGCCGCTTGAAGCGGTGACATTCGAGCGATGCGAGACGCTTCGGCGCGGTTATTCCCGAGGTGATACGCGATATCAGCGCCGTGGTCCGAGCCGCGAATAACCTCGCCCATGGCGGGCGAAATATCAACGGACTGGTCAAGCGCCACTTTTTCGAAATCGCGATACTTGGACTTAGCCGCGTCAACCTGCTCACGCCATTGTGCCGTTACCTCCGCAGACCGTTCGGCTGCGGCGGCGTCATGCTGCTTCTGTGCCTGAGAGGTTTGCCGGTCAGACAAAACCTTGTCACGCTTCCAGACCGCACGTGCGGCGGCGTATTCGGTGTAGTCGGTGTATTCACCCTCGGTCGGCTCGGGGTCGTCGCCATACTGCGCTCTAAGCTCGCGCACCCTGGCCTCAGCCCTTGCCGCCCGCTCCTCAATCTCTGCAATGTGCTGCTGTCGCCGCTCGCGGCGGATCGCGGATCGTGACTTTTCGTCCTCAGCGGGCGGCGTCTTATCGCCAACCGTCGCATCGGGCTTTTCTTTCGCGTCGCCAGTTTCAGCACCATCAGACCCGTCTTGGTCCTCAACGGCCTCGCCAGGCGTCGGCGCTTCGTAAGTGCCGTCGGCGTCCGTGCCGTCATTACCCACCGCATCGGCGGGGTTCTGATCTTCGTTCATTTTAGCCTCGTTGGAAGGGGTTGATAATTTGCTGAACGCCGTCGGCTATTCCATCCCGCATCGCAGCCGTAGCGGCCCCGCTGCTGAGTTGTTCCTCGCGCATTGCTGCGCTTGCCTCAAATCGCGCCTTTTGAGCGTCGAAATAAGCCTTCTCCGCATCGGCCTCGGCCTTCTTTGCCTTGGCGGATTTCTCTTGCAGGTCAGCTTGCGCAATCTGAACTTCCATTTCCTGAAAATCTCGTTGCCGCTTCTGCTCGACCTGCTGCTGCTGCTGCGCCATTTCCTGCTGCTGCATCATTTCGGGTGTCGGCTCGCCTTCGTCGGCCATGCCGGGCGGGAGCATCTTTTTTAAGCGCTCCGCCAATTCGTCAGCGCCGGGCCAATCCTGCGTTTTCGCAATCAGGTCGCCCGCCATTGCCGCCGCTTGCGGAACCGCTTGCACGAATGCAATCATAGCATCCGCCGCCGCGCTGCGTGCCGTGGTGTAGCTAGGCCCGGTCTTGACGCGCACGTCATAGCGGCCAAGCGTTAGGTCATTAACCGGCGTTGCAAAGCCCTCTTGCATTTGCATCCCGTTGACCTCGACGTTCTTCTCCGCCTCATCCTTGCCGGTAATGCGAATCATGCGCTGCGCGTCGTAAATGATCGGGATCAAATCGACCATGATGCGGCCTGCCTGCCCGATAGCCTTTGACAAATTGTCCACATAAATGGACGTGCTGATATCCGACTCCATCTGGCGACGCTCAATCGCAATGCCGGATTTCTCGTTGCTTCGCTGACCTAGCGCGGCGTCGTAGATGCCGGTCGTGGCTTGCATGTCGTCTGCGGCCATGGCGATTTCATTCGCCAGCCCCGATGAGGAGACGGGCGGCATTGACCGCTGAGGCGGGCCGGGCGCGTCAGGATCGGGATTATACGGCAGGTATGGCTTGGACGTGGTGTTCGCCAGCGCCCATTGCGATTCAAGCCCCGCGAACTGCTCAGTGGTGCCGATAAACGGAACCTTGGGCTGCAAGCTAACGACTTCGGCCTGCTGTGACCGGGCGTAGTTGTAAAGCCGTTGCGGGTCTTTGGCGTAACGGATCACGCTGGACCGAACGGTTCGCTCGCCGACTTGGATTTCCTCACCCATGACCGCGATAATCGGGATGTCGCGCCCCGGCCATTCGGTTGGCTCCTCAAGCACCTCAAAGCCGCTCAGCTTGCACGACATGACGCGGTGAGTATCCACCTCGCGCACATAAAGCGCCACCATGCCGTCAACCATTCCACCGGGCTTCGTCCCCTTGGGAACTTCGACGATGCTGCCATCGTCAATTTTGGCAATTGTGCGCCGCACCGGCTCCTTATACCAATATTCGGCCACGCCAATGGTTTCGCTCGTATACCAGTGAACCAAAGTCGCTGAAACATCGTCTTGCGGAAACTCAGTAGTGCTTGCGTCGGGGTAAGCCACCTTGAACGCTTCTGGCGTCATTTGCTCGACCACGAACATATATTTCGCGTCTCTCCGCGTCGGGTCTTTTGACTGCGGATCGCAATGCACGGCAAACGGGTTGATGATGCTTTTGAGTGTGACGACCTGATCGAACGTCTCATCGCCTTCGTATTCGGTCAGGACGCGGAACCAGCCCATACCGCACGCCGCCGCCTGCTCGGCTGAAAGCTCGTAAATGCTTGGCGCGTCGCACGAATATTGAATTTGTCGCACGAGGCCGTCGTAGATTTCGGCGGTGTCCTCTGACGCCTCGCTGTCGCCCGCAATGATTGACAGCGCCGGATTCGTGCGGCGAATATCGCCGGTCACCTGGCGGAGAAACTGCGGTAGGCGGTTGATCGTAATGACCGGGCGACCCTCAAGCTCGCGCGCCGACTTGACGGCCTCAGGCCATTGCTCGCCGATGATAAACGCCAGATCATCAGCCGCGTGAAGCCGGTTCTCACGGTCGGCGTCCAGCGCTTCAGTGTGGCGCTCCATCGCCTTGCGGTGCATTGCCTTGTAGTCGTCCGCCTTGTCTACCTTGTCCGGGGTGGCTTCGCTTGCGTATTTCATGCCGCCATCCATCCGCCGTTGCCGCGCGCTGAGGCGGGGGGCTGCTTTATTTCACCCGCCGCGCGTCGCGTCATGCGCGGGAACAGGTCGGTTAGCGCCCACACCAGCGCGTCAACGCGGTCGGGCGAATAGCCTTGCGCCTTGCGGTCAAAGCCCGTCGTGAAGCTGCACATTTGCGATTCAAGGTCGCTAAATTCGCCGACATGGTAGACCTTGCCCTGCTCGTAGAGCGCCGCCGCAGGCTCAGCGCGGACCACCTTGCCGCGCGTGGCGTGAACGGCCCGATACGGCACATGGGCGCTCTGCGCTCGTATTGTAGACTCAACCATCTGCCCGCCTTGGTTGACCTCCGCCACGATTCGGTCAGCGTCCCATGCGTGATAGAGTCCAACAGCGCGCCGCGCCCACTCCTCGGGTCGGTAGCGCCCGCTGGCGTCTTCGAGAATATAGGCGTTTCCGCCGCCGTCGATGCCCGCCACGATAAGCCCGGTTTCGTCGCTGCCGACGTCGCTGCTAACCGCTGGATCAATGGCGACAACGATGCGGCCCAGTCCTTCGGGCGCAACCTGCACCCGCTTGATCCAATCGCGCCGCCACAGCGCATTCTCCACATCAGCGGTAAATTGCCCATCGTAAAACCTGCGCCGTTGCCGCTCAGGGAGCGCTTGCAGCGACACGAGGTAGTCGGCGGGGAGGTTGTCCGCGTTGTCAGTCGGGTTGGCGACGCCCATGGCGTAATTCGTGCGGTCAACCGGAGACTCGCCGTCAGGGTTTATCCCGTCGATCCACATGCGATAGGTCCAGTGCGCCCGCGTCGTGGGGTTAAGGTCGACATAATCGCGCAACGGAAGCCGGTCGCCGTTTTCCTTGAACACGTTTTGAGCAAGCCGCGTCTGCGCCACGGTATAAGACGCAAGCGGGATTTCGCTGGCCTCGTTGAAGTAGAGCGTGGCGAACTCCTTGCCGAGAACCTTGTCCACCCGCTCCTTGTCGTCTAGCCCGGCAAGCCACACCTCCGAGCCGTTCGGGTAGCTAAAATATCCATTCTGTTCGTGCCACCGCAGGCTCACGCCAGGCGTCGCAAGCGCGAACATTTTTGGGAACGTGTCTTGGCCGATTGACTGCTTCACCGCGACGCCGTGGCGACGGAATATTGCATGGCGCGATCCGGGGGCCATGAGGGCGCGCATGTGGATCGCGTAGCAAATCAGGAACGTCTTGCCCGAGCGTGACCCGCCGTAGACAAGGTGATGCTTTTGCGGCCCGGCAAGCTGGTTGCGAATTTCGCTTTGTTTGGCCGTGAGGTTAAAGGTCAGTGTCGCGGCCCGCGATATTGACGACCACGCCCACCGCGCCGTCATGGGTTAGCTTGTCGCCGTATATTTTCGGCAGGGCTTTTGACAGCGCCCACTTGCGCGTGTCATTGCGCAGCTTGGAGCGCGCGACGTTTTCGCTGTTGAGGATGGCGCGCCCGTCTCGAATCATCCAATCGTTTGTCGCGTCGTCTGCGATTTCAAACATCTCATCAAACATCGCGTGATAGCCGATTTCGCGCGCGTGAGTGTAGCGCTCGCCAAACCCCTCGCGGTTGTCGATTGCCCACGTGCGCACGCTGCGCTCGCTCGGCATGTCGGCGTCGCGGCATACGGCGCGCAGCGTGCGACCGTTCGCAAGCTCGTCCAGGATGTAATCGGCAACAGCGGCGGTATATTTGCTCGGCGTCTGCGATTTACGCATCAATCACGCGCCACCCTGCGGTGTGGCCCTCAAGATACTGCGCCTCGTAGATGTCACCATCGGCGAGGAACAGGCCCTTGTTTGCAGCCGCTGCGCCGCTTTCGGCGATCCACACAGCGCCACCCGCCGTCTTAAAGCGCACGACTTCACCCCGATACGCCTCGGCGGCGCTAAGCGTCGCGGACGTGCCCGAGCTTGTGACGGCAACGCCGATGCGCGGTAGCCCCTGCCAGACGGGGGAGGCGCTGGCCGCGCCGTTCACTCCGCCTCGACCGATCATAAGCGCGACTTTTGCCATACGATGGCCTCCTAAACGCGAAACACCCGCGCGGGATTAACCGGCGGGCGTGAAATTAGAGATTGAGCAAACGGTATCGCAAACGTTGCAGCGCGTCAAGCGGTTACGCCGGGCAATAAAAAACCGCCCCCCGCGTTAGCAGGAGGCGGAAGTCGCAACAGGAGGAGACAGGCACATGACGACCCGACAAAGCCAATGTTGCACGGGTCGCGCGGGCGGTCAAGCGTCGTCGTCGGGGTCGTAAATCTTTTGCATGACCTCATGCTTCGCCATCTCTAGCGCGCCCAGCGCTTCAAATCCGGTCACGCCGCCCTCAGCGTTATAGATTGCGTCCATGATTGCCACTAAGAGCGCGTCCGGGGCACTCTCGCCGTCGCCGGTGATAACGCGCCACGGGCCAATCGTCACCTCATCCGCCATGGCTCAAGACCTCCCTGCACAATGCTGCCAGCCGAGCAATTTCTAGCGCCAGCGCGCCCATTTCGTCGGCGGTAAATATCTCCGCAAATGCTTTATCGCACCCGTCAACAAATATCACGCCGTGCTCGGTCAACTCGGTTTGAAATACCCGACCGCCACCCATTCGCGCCAGGATCGGGAAATCTGCATCATCGCGCCCGCCCGATCCCGTCACCTCGTAAATTTTAACGAGGTTTTCGCCGTCAAGTTTGGTCATGCGTTGGCTCCTTTGAAAAACACCTCTAACACCACCAAGGCGGCGCGCGCATCCTGCCACCACACATATTTGAGATCAAACCCGCGCTGAGGTTGCCACTCGTCAATTAGGAAAGACTCCGCCGCGCCCCTCAGCGGGCCTAGCACGCGCCCGCACTTCGTGTCGCGCTGCTCAATCCTAGCGGCGTATTCAGGGCCGGATTCGCTCGCGCCGTATCGGGTGAAATCAAGCGAGTCCCGACCGCTGGCACATCCTCGCACCGCCATCGCAGCACGGCGCAGCGCGATATATTCCTCGCCCGATTCAAACATCCGTTCGGTGATATGCCGGTATCGTCGCGCCCGGTGTAGCGGCGTCTGGCAGTCGTCGCGCCACACCGTGGGGCCTGCCGTCATCCCCTTAGCTTGCCGCTCAGGCGTTGGCGCGGCTTCGGGTTGCGCGAGGGTGACGCGCTCAACCGCTGCCGCCTTGCGCGCTTTGGTCGGCGACGGCTTCCACGGGCGGACCGTCATTCCCCGCCCTCCATCAGCGCAATTTCCGCCGCGATAGCGTCTCGCATGTCTACCAGATACGCAATCGGAGACTCTTCACGCCCCCAAACCCAAGCCGCTCTCCACGCGCGCCGCACGATAAAGCCGCGGCCCTCGCGCATCTGCCGCGTAAACTCCGCCATGCTGAAATCAGGCTCAGCCATGCACGCCAGCACCACAGGCTCCCGCGCCATCGCATCAACCAGGTCATCCGTCCAAAGCAAAGCTTTGCGCAAGTCTTGCAGTTCCTCGCCCTTGAGGTGCGCCCGCATCACGTATTGCACGATCTGCGCGAGCGGACCGCACAGGCGGCGCGAGAGGTTGATGATTTCGATTGGGTGCGCCGTGTAGTGCGCCGGTGACGTTACAGGGTCGTTCATTTCGTCTCTCCCATCCAGCCCCAAACCCGCTGCCACCATCCGCGCGCCACCGGCGCAACATCCGCAACGCCAGCCGATTTCCTCGCATCCGAGAGAATCACCTGCACCGCGTTTGCGACGCCGACGCCCTGCTCAATCGCCATTCCCTCAATCCAGGCGAGGCCCTTGCGCCACTCAGGCGTGAGGCGCTGCGGCGCGGCGTGGCGCATCATCCACAGATACGCCTCCAGCCTATCCACGAGGTCGAGCCGGTCGCTCGGCTGATACCTGATGCCCATGGCGTCAAGCGCGGCGGCT